CACCCAACGATCGGGAACGCCAGCCGCCGCATGATCTGCTTTCGTTCTTTCTGGTAATCCAGCGCAGTGTACGAATACTCGCCCGCCACGCTCTCGCTCGCAAACGCCGTCCGGTTCAGGTCCAGCCGCACCAGGTCGATGATCGCCCTCGTGCGCTCCAATCGGTCGTCAACCGCTTTATAGGTCACCGTTACCTGGTCTTCCCAGTTCGTGCCCTCCGGCAAACGCTCGATCACCCCGCCGCCCCATTTTCGATAATCTGTCGTCAGCAGGGTATAAACCACCCCGCTCGCGCTCGTTTCGGCGATGCTCACAATCTCTGCGATCTCGGTCGGTAGGAATAGGTTCATGCCCTCGCCTTCCAGCGTTTTCACGATTTGCACCGTCCCGCCGTCGTCCTGCGGAACACCGATTCGCGCCGTCACCTCCGCCTCCACGCGGTCGATCACCTGCTGCAAATCCGCGTCTGCCAGGCTGGTATTGATTAGTGCTCTCACGTCTGCTGTCGTTACGAGTGACATAATTCTTCCTCTCTCTCCCCCCAAATATCCCGCAGGGTATTTGGGGGGATGCCCGCTAGGGCAGGGGGGTGGGGTTGGGTCTTACGCTACCCTCAGCACCTCAACATACACTTCTGCGCCCGGGAAGTCTCCGCCCGAACTCGCCTTCACCACCCGCAGGTTTGCGCCCGCGGCGATCTCATGCTGGGCATCGTCGATGGTTGCAAAATAATTCACGCCCTTGTCGGGGCTTGCCGAGCAGTCGAATGCCTCGCTGATCGCGGTTGTCACGTTTTGAATTTGCAGCGTGCATCCGGCTGTACCGGCGCCCTTCATCACAAACCAGGCCTTGATCACCCGGCTTTTGTGCGTCAGCGCCACGTCCACATTCCCGTTCGCGCCGCTCGCCACTGCCACCCGGTGGATCACCGGGATCGCCCCGATCACATTCGCATCGGCAGCCAGCTTCACCACCAGCCCGGTCAAACCGGCTCCAGCCGCCCCAACCTCTAGCTTGGCCTCGGTCACATTCGCGTCCTTGATCTTGGCTGTTTCCACCGCATTTGCCGCCAGTTTTGCCGCCGTCACGTTCGCGTTCAGGATCTTGGCCGTGGTCACAGCGTCTGCTGTCAGCTTGGCCGCCGTGATCGAGTCGTCCGCCACCGTCCCGATCAGTGTCCAGGTCGGCTCCAACTCCGTCCCTTCGTTCACATAAACGGCCCCGTTGGTGATGTTCACCAAAATCGCGCCAGTTCCGGCCCCGCGTTCGGTTGCGTCTACGCCCGGCGTGGTTTCAGTGATCGCCAGGGTTGCTCCCGTCCCCACCAGGCTGTTCAACGCCACCGTGATCAACGGCAGCGCCTTCTTCGCCAGGTTTCCGCCAAACGTCAGCGTCACGGTTCCCACGCCGCCCGAAAGTGACCCTTCGGTTGCCGTGATTCCGCTCGCGCCAATCGTCGCGATTGCGCGCAGCGCCGTGTTGATGTTCGCCAGCAGGGTGTTGGTCGTCGCGCTCCACGTGATTGCCGCCGTGATCTGACCCTCAAAGGCCAGTTTGAATGTCCCGCCGGTCGGGGTTGCCCCAATCGTCAGGGTTTGCACCTCGGTTGTGCCATCGCTTGGCGCCCCCGTGTGAATCCGCAGATCATATGCTCCTTCGATTACGCCCATCGTTACTCCTCGGCCTTCTCGGCCACCTCAGATTTCACCGGTTCTGGCGCCTCTTTTTTGGTTGCGATGCGCACATAGCCATCTTTGATGTACTGCCTGGCTTCGCTCTCGGGCATCTCAACCACCGCGCCCGCCTCGCCATAACCGCCAATTCCATGCAAAGGCAGGATCTCCACCTTCACCTTCTTTTCGACCTTCGCGCCTTTATCTGCCATTCGTTCCTTCTTTTCCTGGCTCCCTTTCCCCAAATCCTGTTCTTGCATTTGGGGAAAGGGCGGGGGGATAGGGGTCGGGGTCCTTTAGATCCCGGTGATCTTGCAGAAAGCCGCGGCCCGGTAGATTGCCAGGGTCGCATACTCGGTTGCCTTGATCGCCAGCTTGCCCTTCACAAAGTAATCGTTGTGGCTGTCAGATACCTTGATATCCACCCCGCCGCCGCGGAACAACTCCGAGTAAAGCTGGAAGTCGCCCAGCAGCGCGGTGTTCTCGGTCTCAGCCGTGGTGATCACCCCGTTCAGGCCCCAGATCCGTTCCGGCCCGGCATCCGCTGGGCTGCCCCAAATGTAGATCCCGTCGGTCGTCCGCAGCAGGCGAATGTCCTGCCAGTCTTTCGGGTGCATCACGAACCCGCTCGGCTCGGCAAACCCGGTTGAACGCACCAGGGTGATCGCCTTGTACAGCGCGTCCGGGGTCGGGTCGCTGCCCTTCGCCTGGCTCTGCACGCCGCTCTTCACCAGGAAGCCCTCAATGTCGGTTGTCCCAACGCCGCTGATCAGTTTGGTCTCTTCGGCCAGCTTCAGGAACAGCGTCAGGCGGTTATCGATCAGCGCTTCCACCTGCGGCACGTACTTCAACTGCTCTTCGGTCGTCGGCAGGAAGGTTGCGATCTTGAACATTGCCACCGTGCGCTCAGTCCAGGCGTCCGCGCTTTCCGGGGCCGCGGCTTCTTCTTCGGTGGTGTCCGCTGCGTTGGTGAAGGTCGTTTCTTCCATGTACTTCACCGCGGCCTGGTCATGCTGGGTCTGCGGGATCAAGTCCGCCACGGTCGGGCGCCGCGTCGCATAATCCACATTCCGCCCGGTGCGCGTGCTCTCCGGGGCGTAGCCCACGCTTGTGCTCATCACGGTCTTCATCGAAAGTCCCTTCAGCGAGACGTTGATGTCGTTGCCGTTCACGCGATTTTTGAACCCGTCCGATTCCACGAACATCTGCCCGATGCTCTTCCGCTCTTGGCCGTCAGTTCGGCCAGGCTCTCCCGAACCCTTCGCCCCGCCCATCGGCAGATCGCTCGCCGCGCGGTTCTGGTTGCGGATGTATTCCGCGTTCTTCTGGTAAGTTTCATCCAGCAGTTTCGCGTCATCCAGCTCGCGCCCCAGGGCGGTCAGCTCGGTATTGCGCGCCTTCACATCTTCCACCTGGGCGGTGGTCATATCCAAACCACCCTCCACGGTCTTGGCCTTCTCAAAAATCTCGGCCAGTTCGCTTTGCTTCTGGGCCAACACGCCCTGTAGTTCCTTTACGCTTTTCATCGTTCTCTCCTATTTTGAATTGTTTCTCAGCTCCCCTTCCCCTAAATCGGTGCCCTGCCCCGCGTGCTTTTCGCGGGGTTTCCGAATTTGGGGGAAAGCGGCGAAGCCGAAGGGGGTAGGGGCTGGAATTGATGGGCCTATAGCCCCGATTGAATTTGCAAAAACTTGATGTACTCGCTCACGACCGCGCTCGTCTCTGCCCGGGGTTCCGTCTCGCGCAAAATGACCTCGATCTCCGCTGCCATTTTCGCCAGCCGCCCGCGCACCAGTTCCGAAAGCGTCCGTCCTTCCTGTTCGCGCCACTGCTTGCGGTCCTTCACACGCGCCACAAACTCCTCGATGGTGTTCTCCACCAGCGCGGAATGCTCCATAAAGGTCGCACCGGCCACCGGTAGACCCTTGATGCCTGCTGTTGCTGGGTTCATGCCCCAGTTCACATCCGAAATGTCGAACAATTCCACATCCCTCAAGACGCGGATGTCCATTTTAGTGATCTCGTCTGTCTTGATTTCATAAGCGTGCACCTGGTAGGCGTAGCTCATTTCGGTCACATCGCCTTCCTGGATCGCCTTGAACACCCAGTCCGAGAGTTCAATCCCCTCGTAATATTTCCGCGTCACCTCCACGCCGCCTGTTGCCTCGGGCGCCCAGGCCAGCACCTTGTCTGGCAGCCCGTCTCTGCCCACCTCGCGCACGCTTTTCACGCTCGCAATCGGCGGGTTATAAGAATTGTGATTCCACAAAAACCGCACCCGATCCCGGCTTCCATCTCCCAGCCGCTTGGCGAATGAACCCGGCTCGCTCATATCGTTGCCGCTGTCCACGTTCCCATGCACTGCGAAAATCCCCGTCACCGTCCGGGTCTCCACATTCAATTCCTTGATAAAGTAAGGCAGTTTCTTGTATTCCATCATCTTCTCCTTGATTTTCTTCCCCAAATCGCCATGCCCTGCCCCGCGTGTTTTTCGCGGGGTTCTGGCTATTTGGGGGAAAGCGGCGCAGCCGAAGGGGGCCTTACTCCCTCACGGGAGCGCGCTCTCCAAAATACGCGCCCGCTGCCCGGGTGCAGTTCGGGTGCTCCAATAAATGCTCTTCGAAATACGCCAGGCTCCAGATCTGCCCGTTCGCGATCTTGCAGGCATCATCGTCGTCTTCTGCGCCGTTATCCATGATGATCACCTTGCTCACTCCGGCGCCCTCATAGCGTTCCACGCTTGCCGAGTTTTGCGCGGTGCCCAGTTCGGTTCTCGCAATTGTCCGCGCTCGGCCTTTATAGGTCTGCTCCACGATCTCCCGCAGCCCTCGTACGCCGTTCGCCGGGTCCCCGCGCACCAGCTCATCAATGCTCCAGCCGTTCTCATTGCCGTATTGCAAAAGCTCCTTCAGCGCTTCCAGCGTCGTCTGCTGAATTTCCCGCACCTGTTTTCCAGCGCCCGCCAGCACCCTTGTCACCAGCGGATCAGTCAGGTCGAACGCCGTTTCCACGCCCAGGCTCAGGTTCCAGCTTTCCCACGAAAGCTCCATCATCGTCACATAAAACCGTGTGATCAGCACAATCAAGGCCGCCTCATCCTCATTCGACAGCAAATCCTCCGCGTCTGGCAGCGCCGTCTTTAGCTCACTTTCTCCAAATCCTGCCTTTGGATTTGGGGAAAGGGCGGGGGGATAGGGGTCGTTCTTTGTTTTCTTCGCCCGCGCCACCACCTTCTCCGCCAGGTCGCTGAAATACTTTTCCAGCTCAGCCTCCATCTTCACCGCCAGCTTCGCCCGTAACTTCCTCAAAGCCGTCCCCGCGTTCTTTGCTTTGCTCTCCTTCGCGTCCTTTGCGTCCTTCGTGTTTACGCCCTTGCCCTTTTCAACAGCCGCCTCCTCCCTCACCACCGCCTGCCCGGCTGGCACAAACTCGCTCGCCAGGCTAACCTTATAGACCTCATCGCCGTCATCCGGCTCGATCCCCAGTTGGATTTTCGCCTGCGCCCGTGTCAGCAGTGATCGCTCGAATGCGCTCGTCACCCGCTCCCAAATCTTCGTCTCGTCCTCTTGCAGCGCCCGCACCACCCGCAGGTTGAATTGCACTGCCCAGTTCTTCGCCTTCACCGGGATCTCGTCCTTCATCCCGCTCCACAATTCAGAAGCAAACGACCGCCACAGCGCCGCCAGCGTCAGCTCGGTAAATGACCGTCTGGCCGCCTGGTCGCCATAATCGCTGCGCTTCAGCCCCACCGAAAGCCCGGCCACCACCGGCGGCACCCTGAAACACGCCGCAATCCGCGCCTCCGGCACCGCGCTCAGGGTTTCCGCCGCCAGTTGTTGCAGGTCGAAACCCAGCTTCTCCACCGT